GTGTTTATGATGAGTTTGAGTATTCAGGAGTATTTAAACCAACACAACATAAACAAGAAGTGGTTATGTATCTAAATACTTTAATGAATACTTTGGCAGGTGAAAATTATCGTATCACTAGACAATTAGCAGAAGGTGGAGAAATGTATTGTGATAGTAGGCGTTCCTTATATGCAACATCATATATTCCCAAAACACTTACACAAGTTATTGCTGAAACAGGTCTACTGCAAAGGTGTTTAATATATATTAGAGAAGTTCCAATAGAAGAACAGAATCAAATTAGAGAACAATTAAGCCATGATTATGGGAATATTGTAGATACACAAACACCTATTAATAATTTTGGTGATGCTATGATAGAAATATATGAAACCTTGAAAGAAAGATATGATGTTGAACCATTAATAATAAATGATAATATGACCGAACAACAAATTAAAGAAGCCGAAGTTATTAGAAGAAAGAAAATTATTACCTTTTCTAAAGGGGTTAACGACACAATAATTAATGAAACTATTAAGTTTCAAAATTTCGTTCATGATAGCCGACCAGCCGTTATAGAAATAGCAAATAATTTTATTACTAGAATGCAAGTAAGTATGGTTAGATTAGCAGTGTTGTCTTGTATTGCAGAAGCACCTAAATTACCGATGAAAGATAGGTTCAAATTAACTAATAAACATGTGTTACAAGCATCTCATGTAACCCAACAGTGTTATAAATCTCTTGTATTGTGGTTAGATTCAGCATTAAGAGCCGAAAGACTAACTTCTGCAAAGAAACAAAAATTAGATGTATTCAAAAATGAGTATCAAAGATTGGTGGATAATAAAAAATCAATTCAAATAGAAGGACAAATAGGAGAGTGGGTGAATAAATCAGTGCTATTGGAAACAGTGAGAATAGCAAGTAATAGGTCGCCCGCAACAATATATAGAAATTACAAATCTAATGCGGAGTTTTATGAAGAAGTTAAACATAATAAAAGTAGATTTGTAAAAATTAAAGGAGAAAAATAAAATGACTGATAAAAACACATATGAACATACATTCCAAATGTATCAAGTAAAAGATGGACCGAAAGTAATGATAGAGTCGCTTAACACTTTAGGGCAAGAAGGCTGGTCTTTAGCAACAGTGATGAATATAGGAACCGACAGATTAATAGCATTTTTAGTTAGAGATACTACTAAGGAATCACCTAATCCTAAGAAGGCAGATTTAGATAAAACTGTTGCTTTATGGTCTGCTACTGGTGAGAGTGATGATGAATGAAATGGTTTAAACGAAATGATTATTCTTTGTATAAAGCACATTTAAAATGGATGAAAAGCAATTACAAAATATCTTCAAAAAGTCCACCGGATGATGATGATGCCTAATATATTAGCAATTGATTTAGAAACAAAAAACATGTCTTATGATATAGGCGGGTGGGATAATACCCATATGTTTCAAGTATCAACAGTTTGCACTTGGGATGGTGATGTTGGTACAATTTATATTGATAAAGCAGTTGATGATTTAAAGAAATCTAACATTATTATTAAACCGTTATCAGAACTTAAGTTTGATTTAGATGACCATTTTGAAAAAGGTGGAAAATTGTTAGGACATAATATTAGAAATTTTGATTTACCGGTATTAAAGAATGCAATGGATATTTATTGTATCAAAAAATACTTTGATAATCCTGATTCTTATATTGATACAAGTGCAATTCTTTCTAAGGAACATGGAGAAAGATACAGTCTTTCTAATTTAGTTCAACATACACTTGGTTCTGCTAAATTAATGGATAGTGCAGATGCACCTAAGATTTGGAAAACAGGTGGCTATTCTCAAGTTGCAGAATATTGTTTGAAAGATTGTGAGTTAGTTTATGACTTATGGAAACATGGGGTCGAGAACCAAATAGTTAAAGGCTACTCCCTTGAAGAAGTAATTGAGAAAGATTTGGAGGTGATGTGGTAATGGCTTTAAGTGCAGTATCTATTACAATGTGGATTGTATTTATAATTGTGATTTCATTATTATTCTTTGCTGCCTTTGGTAATAGTAAATATTCCGAAGATAGTATAGAAGAATACATGAGTAATCTAATTAATGAGGAACAAAAACGTGGCTCTAGTTGAGGTTTGTAACTTCTGTAAAGAAGAAACAATACCTAGAAGGATTCGCGGGGTCTATGTTGGTAGTCTTGATGAAATCAAGATTTGGCAATGTAGAATATGTAAGGCGTTATGGTCGAATAGTTAAATAATTATTCGGTCATAACGCTGATTTTTTTTTTGGATTTTTTTTTGTCTTTTCATTAAATTGCTATTCTTAGGTTATTTAAGGATAGTAAAATTTATGAAGAAATTTGTTTTGAGAGTATATAAACTCCGCAATGTAAAAATAGTAGTTAGTGTAGTAAACACACTATGAGAGATGATATGCCATTTTGGATGAAGTATCTTTACGCACTTATTACTGTTGATATTGAAGATTAACTATCAATTGCATCAGTAAAACCATCCATCGTTTTCAAATGAAGATAACATTGTTTAAGTAAATTATGTTGTGTTTTAGCATTACCAATGTTCAATACAGTTCTAAAACTTTCACCACCAAAGGGGTGTTCTCCTTCTTCTTTCGCTTCTTCGTTCTTGTAAAGTTTAACTGAGTATTCCACATTAACGCCATCATCATTTTCCATATTATCAAAGGATGCTCTCGCAATCTTTGCATATACATTTTCTAAGGTTACACCTAATTCTTCTATTTCATAAATTACTTCTAAAGCCATCTTAATTCATCCATGTTGGTTTTGTTGGAATGTTCTCAAACGCCAGTTCAGGCGTGTTGTAGTCTTGGGGTAGTGTTAATAAATCTGTTCTATACTGTTCTAGTTCTATTTTCTGTGCATCTGTTAAGTTATTGTAGGGAATAACCAATTGATATATGTCCATTTGTTTTAGCATTCCTTGTCTTATTCCTCTTAATTCATCCCAATTCATTTAACCACCTCATAAAGTATATTTTACCCAAAGTATTGCCTGTGCGTTATTTAAGTCTGTTGAGCCACTTTCTCTTCTAACTTGTAGTACATCACCGGCACTAAAAGCAAAACTCAGTCCAGTTTTAACTAGGGTGTAGTTAGTTCCAACCGGATTATTCAAATCACTCGGAACGAAAGTAAAATCATTAATATCACCACCACTTGAACCACTATTCTTTCTTACTCTGATTGTGTTTGTAGCAGTTCCACTAATAGTAGCACCAGAAAATAAGAATGATGCTGCGAGAACTTTACCTGCAAATGGCATTGGATAAGCATTAGGATTAGCAGAAGAACTTTGAACGGTAGGAACTCGGAAATCAACTGAGGTTGCATCCATAGCCCCTCTTTCATAGAAGAGAGGTGTAAGTCCACCTACAACAACTTCATCTTCATTACCTTGAATCCAAACAGGGCTACCATCTCCTGATGATATAGATAATTGGTCGCTTGAAGTTGCATTTACTTCTGCTGACCCAATAACAACATTGTTTGAGCCGCTTGTGATATTTTCGCCGGCTTGGTCGCCTATTGCTATATTAAAACTACCTGTATTTAATAATCTTAATGAGAAGTAACCTACTGAAGTATTGTTAGACCCCGATGATAAACTATACAATGATGAACCACCTATTCCTACATTGTTTTGGTCATTACCAACAGCACCATAACCTGCTTGATAACCTAAGAAAGCACCACCCCGATAAGAATTATATCCGGCTCTATAGCCTACACCTACACCGGTTGAACCACCTGAAGGTATTGCATAACCTGATTCATGACCAATAAATGTAGTTCCCCAAATGTTATTATTAGTGTTAAATCCACTTTTATACCCAAGAAAAGTATTGTAATATCCGGTAGTTAAAGAAGTTGCGGCTGATTCACCTAATGCGGTGTTCTTGCCTATTCCCGAAGCCCATGAATTAAGAGCAGATGTTCCTAAAGCAGTATTACCTGTTCCGGTAATACCATCTGATAAACCATCAATAGCAGTAGCACCGCTACTAACCGTAGTCCAAGTCATTGTGCCTGAACCATCAGTTTTCAATAATTGATTTGCGCTACCATCTGCGGCTGGGAATGTAAACGCTTCGTTGAATGTGATTGCACCTGCTGATGAACCATGAATCCACTTGGTTCTGCCTAAGCCATCAAACGATGAAATCATTAGTTCTCGACCTGTTGTAGCACCTGTTCCTGAACCACCATCATTACCTATGATAATTTTTCCGTCGCCAGAAGTGATGTGATTTCCAGCACTATTTCCGATGATAACATTGTAGTGTCCTTCGGTTATACCTCGCCCCGAATCATAACCAAATATCGAGTTAGTGATACCTGTTGTAATTGCTAATCCACTTGTATGACCCATTACCGTATTTCGCTGCCCTGAAGTCATGGCTGTTCCAGCCTGATAACCCATGACTACATTGAAATCTCCTGTAAGTGCCGCATCAAGGGCATAGTTACCAATAGCGATATTAAACTCTCCACCATTAACATCACCGCCTAAAGCGTCGTAGCCTATTGCTATGTTGTCGGATTCCGTATCTGCGGCATCAAGGGCTTGAGTTCCAATGGAGATGTTGCGATTTCCGGTAGTTGTGCTTAGTTGGGCATTTTTCCCCAATGCTATGTTATCAGAACCAGTCGTTAAATACCTGAATGCCCAAGAGCCGATACCCATATTGTTATCACCGCTCGTTATCGCATATCCACCGAAACTACCTATCATTACATTATAGATAGCCCCACTCAGATTACCGCTTGATAGAGCCATCGAACCTATCGCAATATTGTGTGCTTCTGTGGTGACTCCATAACCTGCCGATTCACCAATGAATACTGAACCTGCTCCGCTTGTTAAAGAGCCACCAGCACCAGCACCAATAACAACAGCATTTGTAGCGGTCATGTTTCTTCCCGCATCTGCACCAATAGCAACTCCTTGCGCTACTGCTGTTGTGGTGTCCATCGCACGATAACCAATAGCGACAGCCTTGTAACCCGTAGTGAAAGATTTCATCGCATTAAACCCAAGTGCGACATTTGATGAACCACTTGTTACTGCTGCCAAAGTATCTTTTCCAATACCGATATTTGAGTGTGCGTTACTAAGAGTCCCATGTGGGGGTGCTGCTCCATCAGGAGAAATTAGAATGCTGTCTGTAAAGTTAGTAATGTTACTAATTACATCTGTTAAACCATCCAATGCAGTAGCACCACCAACTGCTGAACCTGCTACTGTTAATGAGCCGGGGATATTAACTACACCTGCTGAACTACCTTCAATCCAAACAGGACTTCCATCTCCTGATGCTATTATTAAAGTATCATCTGTTGAAGCCGAAGCCGCACTTGCATCACCTATAATCACATTGTTAGAACCAGATTGGAGATTATTTCCAGCAGTATTTCCTATTAATATGTTTTTAGCACCCGTAACTTGTTGCCCTGCCCCTGTGCCAATACCAATGTTATATCCACCTGCGGCTGAACCGTTTAAAGATTGATAACCTACCCCGATATTATGATTACCTGTTACCGCATTACCGTTTAGGCTGTAATAACCAACCGCAGTATTGAAATCTCCGCTTGTGATATTAGAACCGGCTAATTTACCAATACCTGTATTTCTATTACCCGTACTTAAGGAATCTAAAGCGTTTCCGCCTACACCTACGTTATCGCTACTTGTAATAGCATCTGATAAATCATTAAGCGCAGAAGCACCGCTACTTACTGCCGCCCAAGTATTATCGCCTCTAAGATATGTTGAGGAAGAAGCAGTTCCGGTTGC